CATTTGTTTTACCTTCATGACTCTTATAAAAGTCAAGATTATTTATTGTCCATGTCGCCGCCATTTTTTTCTCCTATGACTCTAGGGCTGCTATTCGTGCTTCTAATTTTGTGATTGTCTCTTGTTGCTCTTGAATCGCTTTAATACATAAAGAGACCATATTGCCGTAAGCAAGAGCATCAGGTTCATCATCATCGTTATATTGAACGAACTCAGTTAAACCAGCATCGTGTACTTCTTCAGCGATAAGACCACCGAAAACAGTGTTACCGTCATCATCGTTATTGCCTTTGTAGGTGACTGGACGCAGGGCGAGTAACTCTGTTAAACCGTGAGTTGCATTTTCTATTGAATTTTTATAACGCCTAGATGATGTTGACCTGTAGAGTATGCCCGACGAGCCAACAAAGACGTTTGCTGCACTTGATATTGTAGTGTTATATACTCCAGGCACTACAAAAATGCCTGCCGCTGTTATTTTTAAACGTGTTGTTCCGCTAATACCCGTATCACGAATAGTAAATGCACCATTGTCAACAGCTTGATCACCACATTGAAGTGTCCAAGTACCACCACCTCCAGCCGTGTTTGTTAAAGCAATTCCATAACCAGTAGCGGTGTTTGTCCCATCTGTATCAATGTTAAGTACTGCTCTAGTGGTTGTAGTTGTGTCTATGCCTACTCTACCATCTGCATCTATTCTCATTCTTTCAGTGTTGTTAGTTCCAAAAAGAAACACATTGTTTGAAACATTCTTTAACTGACTACCACCATTTGACGCTATAAGTTGAACAGTATCTGTACTAACAACCTGAATTACACCATCATTACGAACATCCAGTGCTGTACCACCAGCTGGGGCAGTTCCGATTCCAACCGCACCGCTTGAATCAATCGTCATTTGTTGTGTGCCGTTTGTGTGAAATCTCAACTGATCGCCGTTATGAGCGTACACAATTTGACCAGTTGCTTCCGTGGCTGATCCTGCGGCAAGCGCAGTTAAATCCGCGGGGTCTGCAAAACCAATGGTACTGTTAAAATTTGTCCCAGCAGATAGAAGGACTTGAACATTACCAGAAGAATTTCCTACGTGTAGTGGAAATGAACTTATACTAGCAGTTGTGTTTATGTTTACTCGTTGACTCGTATCAATACGTAAAGCCTCTGTATCATTGGTTGAAAACCGTATGATACCCGCGTCCCCATTGGCTATTTCAAAATCTGGTTGAAATGTGGCCGCGGTATAGCCAACAGATACCCCATTGCTCACATTTGAGTTTCCCGAGTCAAAAGTAACCCTAGCCATCGGATTCGCACTGCCAGAATCTTTGATAGTTAGTAGAGCATTATTGGTTGCGCTTGTTACTCCAATCTGCATCCGGCCATCCGAGTCTATCCTGACTTTTTCGTCAGCCGCCGCTGACGATGCTGTTTTAAAAGCCAAAGACGTAGCGTTTGAATCGGCTGCAAAATCACCCTCTGAAATTGCCTCTATACCAGCGGCTACCAAGATGGCATCTGTGCCTGTTCCCTCATCAGGAGCTTGGAAATTAATTACTCCAAGTTTGTCATCAGCAGCTATATCCGTCTCACCTGTTTGGATTGTAAGAACGAAAGGATTATCATCACCCGTTGCTGTTGATTTAAAGAACAATCCATCGTCAGGATCATGTGTAATAGTTACATCAGTATCTGCGCCAAAACCTAAAACTGCATCATCACTGTTAAGGGTTACATTATCTCCAAAATTTACTGAACTAGCAAAAAGACTTGAGACTGCCGCACCACTCCCCGCGCCATCAGCGAATATAATATCAGCATTACCATTTGGTATCGTTACATTGGCACCCGTGCCTTGACTAAACACAGCGGATTGACCACTGGCGTTTTTCACAAAATACAGCTTATCCTGGTCGTTAGGACTGATAGTGATAGTGTTTGTTCCAGTAGGAGACCCAGCCAGAGATAGGACTTTGAACATACCTTCTGTAAGTGAGCCATCTGTAGTTGTTAGGGTGTGCGAGGTTCCAGAGAGTGTGATGCTTCCTACACCGTTTAGAGCACGATCTATGATGTCAAAGTTTGTGTTAGTGGTTTCACCCCACGTCCCTGACTGATCTCCGGTTGCAATTTTTTCAATGCCATTATTAGCTGTATATGTAGAAGTCATGATCTATCTCACTATGCGGCTTTACGTTTTGTTTCTTGCCAATTAGGCGTTTGACTAGGTGTTAAAGAAGTCCAATTAGGTGTCTGACTAGGTGTTATACCCGACCAATTAGGTGTCTGACTAGGCACTATCAGTCCCCATACATTTACGTTTGACGTTTCACCTGTGGCAGAAACACCAGTAAGCGAAACTGTAATACCCTGTCCCTCAACAATAGTGACAGAGCCAACAGAACCAGTTCCCGCAACTCCTGTGACATCAACATTACCATCAGCCGATACCGTAACGCTACCTAAACCTGTGGTGCCTGCCACACCTGTAACATCAACGTTAGCATCACCAGTGGCGACAACTGATCCTAAACCTGTGGTTCCGGCAACCCCTGTAACATCTACATTGGCATCCGCTGATACTGTAACAGAACCAACAGACCCTGTTCCTGCCACCCCTGTGACAGCAACGTCAACATCAATGACTACTGTAACACTACCTAATCCAGCTGTAGCACCAGGAACAGCGACATTCTGTCCCCATCCCGCAGACCCCCAAGCCTGCGTTGAAGAGTTCCATCCCTCAAATGCTACTTTTATGTCGGTCATTAGGCTATTCTAATTATCGCCGCCGTTGCATTAGCCGTTGGAAAAGTAATTGTAAAATCTCCAGACGAGCTTGATTTATCCGCCCCAAAATCAAGAACACACACAGAAGTATCTCCAGTCGTGTCTTCATTAAATATTAGGGCACCTCTAGCCGTTATGGTTGAACTGCTAAAAGTTGTGTCGGCGAAATCAGTTAAGGCTGTGGTGCCACTGGTTGAGGGATCAACTCTCGTAAGGGTGTTTCCCTTAGCCGTGTATCCAGTGCCTGATACCTCATTACTTGTGGTATAAGCAGTGGTTGTGGCGTCTAGGGTGGCGCTACTTGTATACAAAGCTAATTTAAAAGTGCTTCCACCTGAATTTAAAAAATTATGCTTTGCCTCAAGTAACTCTTTTTTAAAACTTGTACACATTGCCTGGGTAATAGACATCTTATAATCTCCTAATCATCTCTGCTAACTCAACGTGACCTGCTTCTTTTAAAGCGTTGTATACCGTAGTTCTATCTGATTTTATGGCCTCTTTCATGTAAAAAGCCACCACAGACTCCATGTTTTGTTTAAACGCTTCTGCTTGATCTCTTATGACAGGGGGAGCGTTTTCGGAGACAGACATTAACTTATTGACACAACGGTGAGCCACCTCTTCCGGAGTCCATCCGCGATTTAAGGTGGTCTCAACATCTACGTGAAAATCGTCCGGCATATTTATGTTGACGTCAAACATTACGTTCTAGGCCTTCTTGGTAAACCATCACGGTAAGCGTCACTGTTTTCACGGGCTTCTGCGAGATCTTTAAGTCTCTGTAGAGACTCCGTGAATCTGTTGTTATACAGGGTTAAGAGATCTGGCTCCCCCTTCATATAAGTGTATGCCTCAACTAAAGAAGCATACAAGATGGTATTTGGAGCATTGGTGCTGATCCAAGTGGTGCCGCTATCACCTCCAGCGGTTAGGCTGGCTGGTCTATAAAAATAGTGTAACTCACTGGAATAACTAGCATCCGGAGTAGGAGCTATAATGAAGTTATCTACATCAAACAAAGCGTAGTAAACGGGCTGACCCGTTGTAGAACCGTTGGGGTTATATTCTTGCACAAAGTTTACATCTTTCTGTAATAAGAAAACTTTATTATTTGAAACCTCTATAGATAAAGAGAAAGATGCTAAGTAATCGCTTGGAGCGTTTAAAAATTTATCACCAGTGGTCATAACACCCGTGGCGTTTTTTCTAAAATATTCTAAGTCTACAAGACCTAAAATCCTATCTTCCGCGGCTCTTATAAAAACAGGTAAATTGGTGACGAAAGACGTTTCGGTGTTTTCCGTAAAGTCTTGTATTGCTGTTTTAAGTTCTGCAAATGTAAAACTCATTGCTCACACCACTACTGTTACGTTACCCACCTGCCCTGTAGCCTTTATAGGAATGAGGTCTTTCCCAAGAGGGGCTACACCCACAAGAATAACAAAAGGCTCATTTCTATCGGGTCGTGCGTCTCTCAAAGCTTGAACATCTGCTACCGTATGAAAAGGACCTAGTTGCGGTTGTTTTGCCTCAAACTCATCCTTACCAACTAAAGCACCATTCCATTCTCTACGCATATCTCGATACCGATATCGGAAACCAGAACGATCCGATATTGCGTATGCGTATTTTCCAGAAGCAAATTTAGCCATTAATTCGTCTTAAAATACTGATATTGTGGCACCACATTATATGATGCTCTGTCTCTATCCTCTGTAGCGGCCCTCTCAAACTCTTCTTCATAAACAGCCTTTAACAGTTGAACCCTGTCTGGTGCTCTTTTCATTGAGAGATAATACGCCAACCCCGCTGCAAGGCATGGGTAGAACCTAAACGGAACTTCAACAGTATTTGTCGGTGTATCCGCGTCTTGTATTCTTGTGAGTGCGTCATAAACAACCGTATCGGTGCTATTTTCAGGGACGGGCCATATCTTCAAGTTAGGCGTTATCTGCCTATCCAAAAAGAATTGATTAGGGCGTCCCTGAGTTGTCTTAGTCGGGATGTTTAAAAACTGACTCCTGCTAAGACGCTCCAACGCAAAGTCCGTGTTACTTCGTCTAACCACGGCTGATAGGATATCTATGACATCTGTTCCTATAGAATATTCACCGTCAGCGGCGGTAAGAGCCTGTGTTCGTTGC